GTTGAGAGTGCTACTTGTTCTGCACTAGGTTGTAAAGCGAACCCTGGGGTTGCTTGAACTGCTCCTGCCATAATAATTAATTTTTAAAATTTATTTTCGTTTAATACTTCTTATTTTTAAGCCTCGTCCCGAATCAGGGTTAACTGACTTAACTTGAAATCCTCCTTTATTAGTTATTTCAGGTGTTCTACGTTCAGTCATATTTATATTCTTAGTCTTTCGTATTACATCTTCTGTAGCTTCAGACTTGCCTTGTTCATAAAAGAAATTGGCAAATTTTTCAGGATTCATTGCTAGTGATAAAGCTCTGTGATATCCAACAGCATCATTAATTAAACCTTTATCATCCAAGTACCTATTTACAAAGTTCAATGGTGTTTCTTGATTTTTTTTAATTGTCTGTACATCACTAGGAGAAAAGGTTACTGTTTTGTCGTCAAGCACGAAATCAAAACCTTTGAAATCATCAGTAAAAACTTTATTGGTTTCTTTTACAAACCAATTACGCTTTGCCTCACTTTCCTGTTGTTGAGTTTTAGCAGATTCTAAATATTGCCTATACTCTTGAATTTCTTCATTGTTGCTCTGAGAATCAGTAGCCGGTCTTGACTCAAGGGGCTGCTTGTATAATTCTTTTTGCTCATTGAAAAACTTCTTTGCTTTGGCAATAGTTTTCTTTTTTGCTAGTTTAGTTTTTTTAACTACAGATTCTTCATCTAGTTCTTCATCATAAGAAAAATCCTCCATTAGAGAATCTATATCTTCAGGGTCTAAACCTTCGCCTTCTGTAATTGTCAAATACTCTCTTAGCAAAGTATCAGGATTCATAGCACTAAAGTCTTTTTGTAATCTTACATAGTCTTCAATACCTCTGCCTGTTTCTTTTTTATATTTAAAGTAGGATGCAACATCTTCAGGAAGCTCTTCCGCTTCTTCTCTGGCTGCATTTAATTCATCTAGTGAATTAATCTCCCTACCATATCTTTTTCCAATATATGAAAGAACGTCTTCTTCAGATAATTCTACCAGTTCTTGAACTGTGTTTTCTTCAGAAGTTTCTTTTGCCTCAGTAGTAGTGTTATTACTATTATCTTCAGCAAAATCCATTTTTACTTGAGGAGTTTCTTCTGCTGCGTTATCTTCCTCAATTAATTTTTCTTCATGCTTATCAAGAAGTTCTTTTTCTACTTCTTGCATTGATTTTTCTTCTACAGATTCTACTGCTTTTACTTTTAATTCCATTTAATTTAATTTAAGTTACAAAGTTAGTTAAAATAATAACGCTCATTATCGAGGTGAAAACTCTGATAAATCAAAGCCATCAAGGCTGTCTTCATTAGACTCAAAACTTTGAGGAGGTAAATTATTTTTACGTTGTGTAATTAATTTAGACTGCTCAGTATTTTGTTGACTAATTCTGTCGCTTTTAGCTTTTTCTCTTTGCTCTTCTCTTTGAGACAAAGCATTTTCATCAATCCCTCTTATCTGCATATTATAACTAAACTCTTGTTGCATTAATTGAGATTTAAGCTGTGCTTCCGCTTTTTGTTTTTCTATTTCAAAAGCTATCTCCGCCTGCTTTACTTTCATTTTAGATTGAGTCTCTAATTCTATTCTCTGCATAGCTACTTGAGAAGCCATTTCCTGAGACTTGAGCTGCTGTTGTGATGTCATAGCTTGCTTTTGCATAGCCATTTTTTCATCACGCTCTTGTTTAGCAAGTCTTTTAACTTTTAATAATTGGTTTGCTAGTTTTAAGTTTCTAATTTCCCTTATATCAATTGCGTCTTCAAGATTTATATCTCCTTTAGATAAAGCCATTTGAATGTTTTGTTCTAACATTGCTTTTTGTTCTTCATCTGGAGACAACTCTATAAATACACCAAAATCATAAATATATAATTCACTTATCTCTCCTAGTATACTTACATTATACTTGCCAATTTTATTTATAAAGTCTTCTTTAAAGTCTGAATATTCTAAAATATCTGCTACTCTATAAGTTAATGCTTCAGCTAATGAACGATATATATAAAGACTTCCATCTAATATATGTCTAGTGGCTGTATTTGAATTTAAAGCTGCTAGTTTTTGAACACCTACTAAAGCTTCAGGAGAAGGTGTAGAACCGTCTCTGGCTTCATTTAAGCCTGTTACACCACGAATCATATCTAGATAGTGGTTATAGTTAGCTATAAGCATTTGTGTCTTAGAAGCGCCTGAATTGCTTGTAAGCTGTTGTATAGGAACTTTACCTTGATTATACTCTCCCTCTTGAGTATAGCTTCTACCGACCACACTACCTGTTTGAAAGTATAGTCTCAATGCATCGGAAGGGTCATATGCCGCTCCTGTTCCTAAGTCCACTTCATTAATACCATCTGCGTCTATATACACTCCATCAGGTACAACTCTAGCTATAACTTGCTGTAGTTTTAAATGAGTCATCTGTATTAAATCAGCAAAAGGAATCATTCTTCTTACTAAAGACTCAATAACACCTTTATACATTCTTGGTGCTACAGCAACATAATTTGGTAAAGCATGTTGTGATGATGATTTAGGTCTAACCATATTTTTAGCAAGTTCCCACTTAATAATAATATTAGTTCCCATAACCATTATGCCATCATACCATACATCAATGGTTTTTTCTATTTTTTCAAACTTCCCATCATCCATCATTTCTTGTGGAGGATTAAAAGTGTCATCTTTTTCTATCATCTTAGAACCACCTCCTTCAAGTATTCTTTTTTTATAAACCATCTTTTTTGTGGTCTTATAATTAAAATACATTAGAGTACAAGTGTCTCTATAAAAAATATCATTTTCATAAAACTGAGCCACATTATAATAGTCATACCAGCTCTGGCTATATTTAGATATTTCTTCTAAGTCTTCACGAGTAAGACTAGGGTCTATTTTTAATAGCTCTCCTATGGGTAGTGTTTTAATTTCTCCCCAGTAAAAACAATCTCTAAAATGAGGGTCTTCAGTATAACTATATACAACATTAGCTGGGTCTACATAAGATATTTGAACTCCAGCTCCAGGTAAAAATTCGTGTTTAGCTACAGACATTCCTATAACCGTAGAATCATAGTCTATTTGTTTACGAATATCATCATAATGATTTTCTGAAAACATAGTATCTACAGCTTCCTCTTCTGCAATTTCTATTGCAGGTTTATAATTAAGGTTCATATATAATGAAAGCTCTTCATCTGAAGAAGGTAAATCATCAGGGTTCATTGTAAACGGGTCTAATCCTGTCTGCTCCTGTATATTAGTTAAAATATCTTTAGCAGCCATCTGCCCCTCAATCATATCTTGATACTTACTTCTTTTAGCTTGAGATAATGCATCTTGAGCATAAGCCTTAACCTTAAACTCTCGGTCTTGCATTCCGTTGACTACAATGTCAACAAACTTTGGAAGTATAGGAACAGGTGTCCAATCTAAATTTAGATAAGACAAGTCTCCATCAATTGCTAATTCGTTTTTGTATTTTGCTACTGACTGCTCGCCTCTAGCATATAAGCGCAACCTGTGAAAGTCTCGCCATTGATTATAATATCTACACTGGTTTCCATCTTTTCTAAACCATTCGTATTGAATAGCCTGTCCTATCTGTAAACCGAATTCGTTCGTAGCTTTTTCAGCGTCTGAAACAAATTGACTTGGAAAGCCTGTAGATGCAATGTCTATTGTAACATCCTTCATCTATCTAATTAATTCACTTAAAGTTCCCTTATTTGTATACCGTGCAAAGTTAAGGTTTATTTTTGATTGTTTTTTCTCAACATGGTACATATGCTTTTGTGTTGCCATAATTGCTAGTCCAGAACTAATACTAGCATCAAACTTAGTTCTGTTGTTTATATCAAATTTAGCCCAGTCTTCTAAGGTTCTGGTAAAGAGCATATTGCCCATTGAATTTTGTTCTCTAAAAGTTCCGTCTAAATCTAATCCTACATTTTTTTCTATGTATGATTCTATTGCAGCGGCATGTGATTGTTTTACATCTTCAGAACTGTTAGGTATACCTCCTAGCTCTTTTTCAGTTTTAGAAAGTTTTGACTTATGTTTATCTGGTCTGTTTATAGAAAAAGGTCTATAACCTCTATTTTTAAAATGATATAATAATCTAGGTTTGTTGTTTTCTACAAGTATAGGCATTCCATAAAATACACAAGCCATTAGAACTTCTTCAAAAAATATCTCAGCTGTTTGTGGCCTGGCTACATACTGTAAAAAAAACTCATTTGCTGGAGCTTCCTCCATACTAAAAGTTGTTATGCCGTGCAGAGCTCCATTAGAGCCGCCGCCGCCCACAGTTCCAGATATATCATATGAGTCACACCCAAATGCTCCTATATGCTCGTTCCCTGGATAATACAATCCATTTTTTTTTATTACTCTATTCTGTAAGTTTTTTGAAGGAACCCATCCTATTAAAAATCTCCCTTTTTTATCAGGACTAAAAATCACTTTAGTATCTTTTATACCATTCTCCCAATAAAATTTGCCTCGTGTTAAATGGTGTTGTAGAATAAGTGAGTCATTATAATCTATCTGCTGATATATTTTTGTTAGATTAAATAGTGATGATTTACTTTCGTCTCTAAATGCGTGAGACTCTGTTCTAGGAAACTGGCGATAAAACTCATTAAGAGCATCGGCATCCTGTTTTAAAGAATCTACTTCAGCTTCCCAATAGTTTATAGCTCCGTTTTTTATCCACTCACCATCAACACCTTTAATTTTTTCTTTAGGGACCCTAAGAACCGGCTGTCCGTATATGTCTATAAATCCTTCCATGTTCATTTCCATAGGAATAAATAAAGAATACATTCCGCTTTTAGTTTGTCCGTTAGCGTTTCTTTTACTTATATCTGAATCTTCATATAACTTTTTAAAGTTACTTCCTCCTTTGTCTAATGCGTTTGAGGTAGAACCCATCAAACATTTTCCGATAATTTTACTACCTAACCTTAAACAAGTTTTAGTAACCCTCCAATTATTTAAAATATTGTTAGGTTTAATCCACTTTCCACTCTCATCATGTACTAAAAGCAAAAGTTTTTCCCCATCATAAGAGTTATCATCTGTATTTTTCCAGTCAATAGTAGTATCTAAACCTGTTAATTCATTATCTACTATTTCATACATATTTTTTTTAGTAATCTTAGAGGCTGGTATTCTAAAAGCAAGCTCGGATTTTGGCTTGTCCATACCATCTTGAATAGGTTTAAAAAAGAATGGCAGCCTGTTCGATATAGGCACTACTTTATCGGTAAACATTTTTTTAGAATCTGACCCTGTTTTAGAAAGTATACCTACCCTAGCATCTTTTGCTAGAGTTCCAGTATTTACACATTCTGAAGAACCCATAAAAGAAAATCCAGAACGTCTTATTTTTAAATATACCATTCCAAAACTTCTATTGTCTGCCCTGCTTGCTTCCCAAAAAATATAAAAAATTCTATTAGCCTCTCTATAATCTGGATACCCTACATCAATAGTAGACCATTGCAAATACATATAATGAGCTCCGGTAATATAAGTAGGCGTTCCGTTATTTAAAAACCAATGCCCCTCTTCTCTTCTGTCAAACTCAGCCTCTATATAGTCTACCCATTTAGATTTAAATAAAGAAGGCATTTCATTCCACTGAAATATAGATTGTATTTTAAAAAGGTCTTTTGGTAAATCTTTACGCTCCCAATACTGCTCAGACTTAGTGGAAGAACGACTAGAAAAGTTTTTAGGTTCTAAGGGCAGGCCTATTCTTAATCCTGATATTTCTACAATATCTCCTATTTTCCCTGTTTTAGAAATGCATATAAAGTCATACTTTTCATTATAACCATACTTCCAAGTTTTAGCCCTGTTTTTATTAGCTAAAACTCCTTTAGGCATGTATTCTTTTAATACTTTGTATATACTATCTTGAACGTCTTTCTGCAAATCCTTGTTTTGTTTCTACCTTAGAGTCAGTACTGTTAGATATGTTTATATTTTCCTGTTCAGCGTCTATCTTATTTAAAATATCAAAAGCATCAAATATTGCTAATTTTTTTGTGGCAGCTGCATTTTTTAATCTATCTGCCGCAATCTCATCTTCAGGGTCGTGCTTTATAATATCTTCTTTAGCGACTTTAATAAGCTGCTCTACAGCTTTTTTGCCTGCTTCAATTATTTTTACTTTTAATTCTTGTGAGTTCATAAAACCATTGTAATGTGTTGGTCAAACATTCTATATAATTTTTCACCTTCAACATTAAATTCGTATTCTGTGTCAGGCTGAAAGGTAACTAAATCTCCTTGTTTCACTCCTTTACTTAATAAATATTTATTTATATATTTAATCTTGCCCATAAGAGGTTCTTCTGCAAAAGGCTTATGTATGTATGACTCAGTGACAGGTATAGGTTTTATAAAACAATACTTGTCATGACAGTGCCACTGGTTGTTTTTGTTATACATATAAAACTGCATATTGTCTACAAAAAACATATCGTCTTTAAAAAAACTTTTTCCACTTTTTTGACGACCCTTCATGTCGTTATAAAACTTAAACACATTGTGATGTACTAATAATATATCTCCTGGCTCTATATCTCCCTTATACCCTAATGGTGTAGATACAACTATTGCTTTTCTATTTGAAGCTAAGTGGTTTTCTTCAGAGGTGCTAGTAATAAAATCAATTCCTCCTATTTCTTTAGAGTTATCATATCTTTTACCCTTTACAGGTTTTACTATAAAATAAAATGGTGACCTCATGAAAAATTTATATTGTATTCTATAGAAATAGGCATGGTAGAATTAAATTCTTTCCATAGAAACACCTCGTCTTCTTTTTCAATCCAGACAATTATAGAGCCCGTTTCTTTTTTTTGTTGTATAAGATGTATTTTATGAGAGCCTCCTAAGATATCTTGCCCTACCAGATAGTGCATTGCTCCTGATTTATAATCAGGGCCTACTGAAATTTTTCGAATAATCATTGTATTAAATTTATTAATACAAATATAAGAATTATTTACCAGGGAGTTTAACTCCTATCTTATCTGCCGTTCTTGCTCCAAAGTATCCGCAAAGAACCCACGTTAAAAGAGATGCTGTATCTGAGGTCTCTAATCCCATAAACCATCCCCCTACATAAGCCAGAACTAATACCACTAAAGTTAGTGGACGTATATTTCTAGCGAGCCAACTTTGACTTCTAGAATCAGACACCCATCTGCGGGTAATTCCATCTATCTCAGCACGCTCTATTCTTAATTTTTCTAAAGCAATATGTTTGTCTGCTTCTGACATTTCTTTATTGCCAGAGATAAGCTCTGATATTACATTCCCAGGAAGAATAGCGTCTCCTACAATTCCAAGTATGGAAGGAGCTTTTTCAATAAGAAACCTGCCTACGGCAGTCTCTTTAAATGGTTTTTTTACAGTACTCATATTACTGTATAAGAATTCTTACCATTTATTTTTTGAACCCTAAGACATCTTGTTCTGTTTTCTTCTTGTGAAACATAACTTACATGTATCCAGGCTGGATTTTTATTATCTCCAAACTCCCATATAAGCTGGTCGAAGTTTAGGTTATTTTTTATGTAGTTAAACATCTCAGCATTTGTCTTGTGTCCGAAGGTATCGTCCAGGTCAATTGCTCGTCCCTGACAGTGCTGGCTGCGTGAGCTTCCGCCAATCGCTCGATTTAAATCTTCGCACCTAAACATACTATTAATTTTTATAGGTCCACCTACATATTCTCTAAGAGGCTCAAAGACATTAGCAGCAATACCAACCATATTAGAGATTTCGTAATCATTTGGAATATTGCTTATATTTAAACGTAAAGCTGTGTTGGAGCGTATAGCTTCCTTGTGAGTAATATGTTTACTTATTTTTTCCATACATTAAGTACCATTTATGAATTGTGTAACCAATTGATACTAAAAGTAATAAAATTTTTAAAATCACATCTATATGTGTCATAGAAATTCCTAAGACTAAACTATTTATTCCCAATATTTTCATATCGTTAATTGACATTTTTTTTTGATTTAACTATGTGGTATACCACGTTTATATCTAAAATTGCGCTATTGTTTTGTGTATAGGTCATAGTTTTTGTTTTAAGCTATTGCTAAATAGATGTATGTTTTACCATTTTCATTTAAACCGCTGCTACCAGTAACATTACCATCTGCACCTGCGCCTGCGCTAAAGCCATTACTATCAAATATTATCCCTTGATAACCTACTTGGTCTTCATCCTCTGATGAGTTTGCGGCAAGTCTAAAACTTTGTGTACCTGAAACTCTTTGATTATCATACATACTCCAATTTGAAGTAACATCTGAACCTTTAATCATAACAAAACTAGGAGTGAAACCAAGTCCTGTTACCATTGTACCAGCTGTATAAGAAGTTCCTGTCCAAGTATAACTCCCTATCTTTTGATAGCCTGAAATTGATTTAAAGCAATAAGCAATCATACCGATTCCACTTGGATTTACTTCAGAACCACCATTACTTCCTGCTTGGAATGTTGTTGAGTTTACAGTTCCAAATCTATTTGTATATTGGTTGGATGAATCTTGTAAGTCTAAAAATAAAGTTTCACTTGATGCTGAAAAAGAACTTGACCAAACTGCCCAATTAGCAGAACTACCTGTATTTTTACAAATAATTAAGTCAGGAGTTCCTAATCCGTGTCCAATAGTATCTACTAATGTAGATGAACCTATATATTTCACAATACTAAACCCTGCGGCTACATTTGCACTTACTAAAGTTGTAATGTTTCCGTCTGTATTAATTGTAGGCAGCCCACCCGCTTTCCAACACCAAGCGACATAATTAATCCCATTTCCGTTTACACCATAATTACCAGCGGGATTATCTGTTATTGTAAATCCATTAGGATTAAAAGAATTAAATTGATACGTACTATTGTAATATTCACTACCTGTTGAATTAGGTGTAAGAACATTATCAGCTCCTCTTATACTATCTGCTAAAGCGTGAGACTCTGGCACTCCAGTTCTTCCTTTTACCCAAGTTAAATCTGGAGCAAAAGACGTTGATATATTTTGTGTGCCGCCATTACCAGTATATAAAACAGTCTCGAAACTATTCG